GCCAGCGCTTTTCCGAACTGATCCAGAATATAGCCCTCCAGATTGAAGGCGTTATCATAGAGCAGTTCCTCGGTTACCTTAATCGCTACATGGAGTTTATGGGCATCCAGCAGGATCTGGCTGAAGGTTGCGTCCCCAAACGTAAGAGCGCCGCCCTCTTCAATCCAGCTGGCGGCGGGTTTCGTAGCAGCGATATTGATTTTGTGTTCCCCGGAGGTCGTAATGGTCGTAGCCAGACGGCGCATGATATTCTCTTCCGACAGAGTATCGATCAGCCTGTGATCATACTCTTCCGGTACCAGATACCCGCCATCTGCGTCCACGCCTTCCTGCAGGATGTTGGACACACGTTTAAAGTTGGAGCGGAACGCATCCAGCATGGCTTTCCGGTATTCATCGGAAGCACGTCCGGTCTTTGGTTCCTCACCTCTGCCGCTGCCCGGTTTGGAAGTCAGGGGCTGGTTCACCGGACGGTTCAGTTCCGCTTCCAGCGCCTCCTGCCTCTCCAGACGGGCGATCTCTTTGCCAAGGTCGTTGATCTCCTGCTCCATCTGGGTATAGGTGGCATCATCTTCTGCCGTCAATGTCCCTTTTTCCGTTCGGTGGGATTCCAGAAAGGCTTTTGCAGCCTCCCACGCTTTGTTCCGCTTCTCACGCAGTTCTAAAATAGTCATAATCGTTTACCTCCATTACAAATGTTGTTTGATCAGGTTCAGCCGCTCCATCAGGGAATCGACTGAGCGCCCGGTTTCTTCTGGCTGCTTTTGGATACGGCTTTTCGCCGCCAACTTGTCCATCAGGGAATTCGTGACCGCCGCACGGGAGAACATCATCGGCGCTCCTGCCACGG